TGTCACTTGAGGCATGTGCTGAACGCTATGAGTTGGCAACACAAAAGCAAGACACACTAAAGGAGTACTTTAAGAATGGATATTCCACACGTGATATACCTCACAATGAACTGGAGGAGTATTTATCACATGACCTTCATGCAACACAGCAGTTGTATTACAAGTTAGAGGAACAGTACGCACCAACACCAAAACTACTGCCTACTATCAAGCTAACCAACCAACTGGCGATACACCTTGCACGTATATATCAACGTGGTTTCAAGGTAGACATGCAAGCACTTGATGAGGTACGTCAGGAGTTTGAGACCGAGCGCAACATGCTCAAGATTGCATTGGAAGAGCAGGCTGCAGACCTTATGGGTGACAGACCTATCAATCTTAACAGCCCAGAGCAACTGTCATGGATTATCTACAGCCGTAAACCTACAGATAAAAAGGTATGGGCTGACTTGTTTGATGATCGTATGTCTGACTCAGAGTATCGCAGTACAGTCAATCGCTACAGTGACAAGTTGTACAAGCAGAAAGCACATCAGTGTGCAACCTGCAAAGGCAGTGGACAGATATGGAAACAGAAGAAGGATGGAACACGATATGCTAGATCAAATAAATGCACTACTTGCAATGCTACAGGATTCACTTTTAGTGATCACCGTAGCAGCATTGCTGGTCTAAAGTTCAATGCACCTACCGCCAAGTGGATAAGCGCCAATGGTTTTGGTACAGGCAAGGACAATCTTATATTCCTTGAGGGTATCGCACGATCCAAGGGTATGAAGGAAGCAGAAACATTCCTGCGTAATGTACGTAGATTGTCAGCTGTAGAGACATATCTCAGTAGCTTTGTAGAGGGCATAGCAGCACACGTAAAGCCAGATGGGTTACTGCATGTACGATTACTACAACACCGCACTGGTACAGGCCGTCTGTCAGGTGCAGACCCTAACATGCAGAACATGCCACGTGGCGGTACATTCCCTGTTAAGAAAGTCTTTGTGTCTCGCTGGGAAGGTGGCAAAGTGATGGAGGCCGACTTCGCCCAGCTTGAGTTCCGTGTTGCAGCTTTCCTGTCACAGGACCGCACAGCAATTGACGAAGTAGTTACAGGCTTTGACGTACACAGTTATACTGCACAGGTTATCACAGATGCAGGTCAACCTATGTCACGTCAGGAAGCCAAGGCACACACATTTGCTCCTTTGTATGGTGCTAGTGGGTTCGGTAGATCAGAGGCAGAAGCTGCGTACTACAAACAGTTTACTACAAAGTATGCAGGTGTAGCTAACTGGCACAAGAGCCTAGCCACAGAGGCACTTAACACAGGCAAGATAACTACACCATCCGGTAGGGAGTTCTCCTTTCCAGATGTAACTCGTAGACGATATGGAGGTGTGACATATTTCACACAGATAAAAAATTATCCTGTCCAATCGTTTGCAACGGCTGACATTGTACCAATATCTCTGATATACATTGATAAGTTACTGACAGCAAACAAACTACGTAGTTGCGTAGTGAACACAGTGCACGACTCAATTGTAATTGATGTGCATCCAGATGAAGAGGACATGGTTTTACGAGTAATAACTGCAGCCAATGACAAGCTCATACCAATTGTCAACAGAAAGTGGGGTATAGATTTCAACATCCCACTACTTCTTGAGGCAAAGATTGGGCCTAATTGGCTTGACACAAAAGACGTAGCGTGATATAACTATAAATTCGCACTAATGTAAAAGGAGATTTACACATGAATCAAGTAGCAACAATCGACACCAATAACTTCAACGCAATGGCGGAAGCAATGGGTATGCAAGCAGATGCACCCAAGGCATCGTCTAAGTCAAGCACACTTGCACGGTTGCGTATTCACCATACACCTATCATGGGTCAACAGGAGATTGGTGGTAAGAAGATGAACGTAGAGGTTATCGGTGGTGGTGCATACAAGTTGGAGATACCAGACGGTCCTACGTATTATGCAGACAGCATTAAGTTGCGCCCATTCCTCCAGCGGTTTATGTACAAAAAGTTCATTAAGGGTACTGACAACACAGCTAACCGCTTTGTAAAGACAGTCATGGCTAATGATCTTAACGGTGACATGAAGGACAACGATGGTGGTTTCAACTGTGGTAAACCTGCAGGTTTCATCAAAGACTGGGCTGCACTACCAGACTCAATGAAAGACCTTATCAAGTCTATCAAACGTGTTCGTGCAATATTCGGCACAGTAGAGATGGTAAACCCTACAGACTCAGAGGGTAATGCAGTTGATGTAGATGTTACCCCATTCATCTGGGAGGTAGACAATCGTGATGCCTTCAAGACTATGGGTGATCAGTTTACTAAGCTGTCAAAGATGCGCCGACTTCCACCACAGCACACCATTGAGTGTACTACACGTGAAGTACCGCTGCCCAATGGTAGTAGCTTCTACGTACCGGAGACAGAGTTGGACTTAGGTACTACACTTGAGATGGACAACGATGCACAGGAAGTATTCGGTAACTTCATGGCGTGGATTCAGAACTACAATACATACATTCTGAATACATGGAATGAGAATATGCACAAGAACGAAGACGTTGATGTAGATACAGTGGAAGCATTCGTTGACATCAGCGAAGAGGACTTTGCATAATGAATCATCCTGCTGAACTGGCGATCAATCAGTATCTTGAAGATGCTACATCCGGTAAGTCAACAATGTCCGAAGAGACAATTGAACAAGTTGGCAAGGATGTTATGGATGCTATGCGCCGCCAGTTTGGTAGTGGTAAAGGGCGTGACGAGTTTCGTTTACGGATGTCCAACATTGGTAAGCCTACTTGTCAACTCTGGTTCGCTAAAAACGAGCCAGAGAAAGCCCTGCCATTACCAACCACATTCGTAATGAATATGTTACTTGGGGACATCGTTGAAGCTGCATTCAAAGGTATACTCAAGGAAGCTGACGTTCCTTACGAGGATGAAGATAACTTCGTTACACTAGAGATAGGGGAACACAAGATCAAAGGCAGCTATGACTTGGTAATGGATGGACGAGTGGATGATGTAAAGTCTGCATCTGATTGGTCATACAGAAACAAGTTTGAATCATTTGACACACTGAAAAAGAGTGACCCATTTGGTTACGTAGGACAGTTAGCAGGGTACGCTAAAGCCTCCGGTAAAAAGGTAGGTGGTTGGTGGGTAGTCAACAAGGCTAACGGAAACATCAAGTACGTACCTGCAGACAGCATGGACTTTGACGCAGAGCTACAGAAGTTGGAAGAAAACATTGACACAGTAAATGCCAACGAGTTCAAGCGTTGTTTCAGTCCTGTACCGGAGACCTTCAGAGGTAAACCTTCTGGTAACATGGTACTCAATGACAACTGTAAGTTTTGCGACTATCGGTTTTCATGTTACGACATTGAAGAGTTACCCTCAAAGGTTTCGCAAGCTAAGACCAAGCCTATTGTGGCGTACATTAAAGAAGGGTAGTGTGTCACATGAAAGCATCTCAATTCTCAGCCGCAATGAAACACGGGTACAGAAGCGGATTAGAGCTACGTACTAAAGACTACCTGTTAGAACATAACATCAAGTTTAAGTACGAAAAGGTAAAGATTGAGTGGGAAGACCTTATGTATCGTACCTATACACCTGACTTTGTATTAGGTAACGGTATTATAATTGAGACTAAGGGGTTGTTTACTGCAGATGACAGGCGTAAACATTTAGCTGTTAAGGAGCAGCACCCTAAACTCGACATTCGATTTATATTTACGAGCAGCAAAAGGAAATTAAGTAAGGGTGCTAAAACTACCTATGGACAATGGTGTGATAAGCATGGTATACAATATCATGACCGCATCATTCCAGAAGAATGGTTACATGAGAAGGGTAAGGACATGCATCCTGCATTAATCCACTGCCCATACAAAAAAGTAAAAAGGAGACAGAAGAAATGACGGAAGAAAAAGAGTCAGTGTTCGTGGACTTTGAACCCAACGACTACATCATACGACTGTCTCCATTTCTGGATCAGTCAGGTAACTGGACAGGGGAGTTGATGGTTGGTACTGTAACCACAGGAGAGAATGATTTATCGGACGATGATCATTACAGCCTTATGCAATTAACACAGCTTGTGTGTGCATCAGTACCTGCCCTTGAAGAGAATGAAATTGTAAGAAAGATACTCTCTGAAATTGTAGATACAAATAATAAACAAAATACTGAAGTAGAAGTTACCTTGACTAAGATAGAAGAGGTAGAAGATAACGTAATAAAGGTACGGTTCTAATGTGGGAGAAATATTATGGCTGTAGTTAAAGTGTTCTTGACACTTGACATAGATGAAGAAGAGTACCCAATGCCTACGGATGGTTTACTAACTGAAGACATTGCGGGTGTAATGCACGAGCTTATCTTTGATGTGGATGGGTGGAATATTAAATCAATAAAGACAGTATCGGAGTAATTATATGAGTAACCAACTACCAACGGACTATCAAGCATTCATTCACAAGTCACGCTACGCCAAGTACTTTGACGGTGAAGGCAGGGAGTCATGGAGTAAAACAGTAAACCGCTACATGGAAAATGTAATAGACAAGGCAATGGGTGGCGTAAAGAACAGCCTAACCAAAGACATTGAGCAAGCTATCTTGGGCTTAGAGATCATGCCTTCCATGAGAGCCATGATGACAGCGGGGCCAGCACTTGATCGTGACAACACTGCGGGATACAACTGTAGCTACCTACCCGTAGATGACCCTAAGTCCTTCGATGAGGCTATGTACATTCTCCTCTGTGGCACTGGTGTCGGGTTCTCCGTTGAGCGCCAGTTCATCAGCAAGCTCCCAGAAGTGCCTGAGTTGTTCGAGAGTGAGTCTGTCGTTGTCGTTAAGGACAGTAAGGAAGGCTGGGCTAAGGGGTTCCGTCAAGTTCTTGCACTCCTATGGGCTGGTGAAATTCCTAAGTGGGATGTGTCACAGGTACGCCCCGCAGGTGCAAGGCTAAAGACATTCGGCGGTAGGGCATCTGGACCTGCCCCTCTTGTAGAGTTGTTTAACTTTGCTGTGTCCACTTTCAAGGCTGCACAAGGACGTAAGCTATCCTCTATGGAATGTCATGACCTGATGTGCTTCATTGGTCAGATCGTAGTCGTAGGTGGCGTGAGACGTTCCGCTATGATCAGCCTGTCTAACTTGAGTGATGACCGTATGCGCCACGC